TCATAACCCGAAGGTCGCAGGTTCGAATCCTGCCCCCGCTACCATTTCTCTCTTAACTTTCGTCTCCGCGATCAGCACGCCTGGCTGATCTTCTCGGATGACGATGGATCCTCCGACGAGGTCGTGGATCGCCTGCCGGGCTTCCGGGATCGATCGCACCTCGCTGAGTTCGTCGACACACCGTCGCCAAATCTCTTTGGCCCTCGGCAGCATCTGCGCCGGCTGGTAGGCCTCGATCGCTTCGATATCCGCCAGAATCTCCGCGACTGCCTGTTCCGCTTGGATCAGTTCGGCTTTTGTTGATTCGGTGATGACTCCGGCGCGGATCGCGGCCATGACGTTATCGCGCGTCTGCTCGGCTCGGCGGAGGTCGCGTTCCAGGGCTTTCGTGTTCGGGCCTTCGCTGGCCAGCAGCTTCCGAGCTTCGCGTTCGAATTCCCGGAAGGCCGCCGGCGACAGCAGGTCGTTGCGGATGCGTGCGAGCACCGCGTCTTCGATTTTCTTGCGCGGTACCCGCAGTCGGCTGGAACAGACGGCAGGCCCTTTGTCCTTGGCGCGTGCGCAGCCGTAGCGGTAGTCGACCATCACCAGCGGGCCGCCGCAGCGATCGCAGCGCAGAACCCCGCTCAGTAGGTGCGCGCTCGGCCGCGCGAGCTTGGTTCCCTGACGGCGCTTCGCCATGGCTTGCTGGGCCGCATCCCATTCGTCCTGAGTCAGAATTGCGAGATCCGGATGCTCGGTGATGATCCATTCCGATTCCGGCCGCTCCCGGCGGACCCGGCGCCCTGTCTCCGGGTGCTTGACCCATTCGGACCTGTTCCAGATCTGCCGGCCGATGTAGATCGGATTCGCGAGGATCCCGATTCCCCGTTTTCTATCGCCGTAGATCGATGACATCGACCATGTCTGTCCACGTGCAGTGGGTATGCCGTCATCGTTCAGTGCGGCGGCGATCTTGCGGGCAGTGAAGCCGTCCGCAGCTAGCGTGTAGATTCTGCGCACGACCGCGGCCTGGTCTTCGTCGATTATCCGCTCGCCGACCGTGGTGACCCGGTAGCCGTAGGGCAGCCCGCCAGCAGAAGCCCCGGAGAGTGCCCGGCCGCTGAGCCCGCGGTGGGTCTTTTCAGCGAGGTCATCCAGATACAGCTCCGACATCAGCCCGCGGAGGCCGACATCGATCTTGTGCCCGCGCCTGGCCGTGTCTACGCCATCGGATACGCCGACAAGACGAATCCCGGCGAAGGTGAGGCGCTTAACGATTCGACCAATGGTGACGTTGTCGCGGGAGAATCGAGACAGGTCGTCGACCAGTATCAGATCCAGCCGGCCGCCGGTCGCGTCCGCGATCAGGCGAGCGTATTCAGGCCGGTCATCACGCGAGCCAGAAATGGCAGCGTCACAGTACGTGGCGGGGGCTGGCATCGAATTGCGGGTGCACCACGTGCGGATATTCCGCAGCTGGTCATCGATCGACGCATCCGACTGCTTGTCGGATGAGTATCTGAGATAGGCGGCGACTCGCATCGCGTGGATTTACTCCTGATGCCCGCTACGGGTCAACTCGACCCGCTTCGAGCGGTCATCGGGTTTTCCCCGCTGCGACGTGGCCTGACGGTTCAGATGTTGATCCACGGCACGACGGGCAAGGGCATGGATCAGCGCACGGTGTTGCGGCGTCAGTCCGTTCATCGCCGGACGTCCTTCGCGGCCACGATATCCGGCAGCTGCGCAACCGGCTGGGCGTTGAGCCAGCAGCCGACGATCCGGTCCGCAGCCGGCTTGGTACCGAGGTAGCGCAGCCGGCCGTCAGAGAAGTCGATGACCCTCTGCTCCCGAATCTCGATATCCAGTGAGCCGTAGACCTCCGTCATCTCGGGCAGCGCACGTTTCAGCGCCCGGCGTTCGTCCTCGAGGTCATGCCAGAGGATGCAGTGCCGATCTTCGGCGGCCGCGATCTCAACAGCCTTATCCACCCGGACAGTTAGGCTGTCTCGCTTCTCGCGGGCGGCATCCTGGAGACCCATGGCCGCGGACCGGAACATCCGCTGCTGGCCATCGCGTTCGGCGCCGGCGTTGGAGTGATCAGCCGCGATCTCGTGGTAGTGAACCCGCAGCGGCGGAAGATCGTAGCCGTCGTCGCTGTAGCCGAGATCAGACGGCCGCTGGAGGAACACCGCCCAACTGTGGACCCACAGCCAGAACTCGCGCTCCTTGTGCGGATACAAGGTCAAGTTGTTGGCCTTGTTGCTGTCACGCTGGAAGAAGCGGGTCAGCGCCTGGCCGGTGTCCATGATCCCAAGGAAGCCGGCGTAATGGATCAGTTCTTTGTACCGGTTCGGATCCGGTGTTGCCGTGGCAACGTAGCGATAAGGGACCTCCGCAAACAGTTCCATGAACTGCTGGTACGTCTTTGACCCGAAACTGCGGAGCACGCTGGCCTCATCCAGCGTAGCGACGCCGAACCGGGATGGCGTGACCTTGCCCTCGCGCACCGATTCATAGTTCGTCATATACACGCCGGGGCCATCGATCTCGGAGTCGGAGCGGATGAACCGCGGCGCCTCTGACCATCCCAGTTTGTCGACGGCATCGATTCGGAATTCCTGCCGGACGCCCAGCGGCAACGTGATCAGCGCCAAGGCCTCGCCGGAGTACTTCATCGTCAGCCTGACCGCCTCCAGCTGGATCATGGATTTCCCGAGCCCGAAGCGGGCGAAGAATGCCCGCCGGCCGCCGCGGACGCCCCAGCAGACCAGATCGCGCTGGTGAGGCTTCAGGAGCGGATTGACCTCGGCGGGATCGATCTCGAAGCCACGGGACTCAGAGAGCCGGACCTTGGAGGCGAGGAAGTTCAGGTAAGAATCGCTCACGCCCCGATCTCCCGCCCACACTGCACCGCCGCGACGATCGGCCGGACCCAGACCGGCTGATTGCTGAGGGTGAAGGTCTCGCCTGACCAGGCCAGCAGCAGGGTTGTCCCCATGACGTTGGCGATTGCGGCAGCCGCAGGCGGCGGTACCGCATTGCCGATGCGCTCCCGATACGCGCTGTCCGATGTGCCGTGGAGCTGCAGGTGGTCCTCGGGATCGATCAGGCCCTGGAGCGCGGCGAGACGACGGATAGTCGCCTCAGCCGCCGCCAGCTTTTCCATAGCTGCGATGACTTCCGGATCGCGGATTTGGCCGTCAGGCTCTCGGTGACTGGTTTCCCAGCACTTGATTTCCTCGCGGATCTGATCGGCCTGGTCTGCCAGGCTGGCGGTGCTCATGCCGCACCCCCAACCCGCAGTCCGGTGACTTCCGGATAGCGTTCTGGGTGGCGGCGCAGCATGTAGCAGGCGCGGCAGGCGGGTGTCAGGCCATCTGGTGAGCTGGCTTGAGCAAAGTAGAACTCCGTGTCGGCTGGCCACCATTCGCCGCACACGCAGCAGGTTTTCTCCAACTCACCCAGTTCGCTGTACCGGTAGGTGCCGCGCTTGAAACGGTAGCTCAGCAGCTCGGGCCGGGGGATGGGGCAGAACCGCGCTGTTTTGGCCGGGTGGGGGGTCATGGGGCACCTCCGTCCAAGGCCGGCGGTTCCGCGACAAGGTCCGCGCAGGCATGGCCGGTTGCGGTCACGCGATAGCGGCAGATCACCGCCTCGCCGTTGTGCACGCGCTCCAGCTTGTCAGCGCGTGTGAGCCGGTGGCATTGGCGGGCCATGTGCTCTCGATCGTAGCCGAGTATCCGGGCAGCCTCGCCGGCGGAGAAGTGGCCGCCCAGCGCTCGCAGGCGTGCCAGAAACATGGCCTCGCGCAGACGCGGGTCCAGGGTGTGTGTCCGGGTCATGCGTGTTGTCCCTCCGGGATCGTGAGGTCGATGCCCTTCTCGCTCGCCCATGTCTGGAAGTGGTCGAGGATGTCGGTCATCTGCTGCTTGTTCTTGCGCGGGCTGCTCAGCGTTTCGGCGGGCTCGGTCTTTCCGGGGATCAATGCCGATTTCCGCCAGCCGTAGATGTCGCCCAGAATCAGGTCGTGGATCTCGTCCTTGTTGGTGGCGACGCCGGCCTCGCGAAGTTGCTTCGCGGCCTCTCCGGCCCACATCCAGAAGGTGCGGCGCTGCGGGTTGCTGTGCGTCGGCTTGTAAGGCTGGACCGTGATCTCCAGCGGCCGCGCCATGCCGAACTGGGACATGAACCGGAGCGCTCGGTCTCGGTCCTCTGGCGTGCGTATGACCCTGATCCACTTATCGGGCATGGCTAGGCTGCAGCCGACTCGATGTGGGTCTGGTAGAACTCCAGATAGCGGGCGACCGACCGATAGACGTTGTCCTGTAGCCGGGGGTAGGCGGTGAACTCGAAAGCGTCGAAGTAACGAATTCGCCAGATACCGCTCTGCAGCTTGCTGCCGGTGAAGACGTTGTATCGGAACACCTCCGCACCAAACATCAGCAGGTACGCGCGCCACTGAAACGAACCTTGGTACCGCTCGACGTCGCACTTGCTGGCCAGCTTGTGATCGTCCACGCGCCAGCCGTTGAAGGCATCCACCTTGCCGACCAGAGTGATGTCGACGCCGTCCACACACATCGGATACTCGGCCTTGAGTTCGCGCACCGGCGGCAGGGCGATGGTGGCGTTCAGGGCGAACTCGAACTCTTCGCCTTCGGAACCAACCTCGTCGAATACGTCACCGTCCTGGGCATGCTCCAGCAGAGCATGGAATGCCTTGCCGCCAGCCATTTGGTAGGTAGGCGGGTCGAGTCGCAGAGTCCGCCGGACGATGTCCTCTACGGACAAGGTCTCGGCGTTCAGGAAATACTCGAACCCGTCCACGTCTGTGACCGAGACGCGCATCAGGCTGCGGCCTTGAACTCGCCGGCATCGCGATCGAAGGCGACGCCCTTAGCCTTTGCCTTGGCCATCAGCAGACGCTTCACGTTGTCGCCGCAGTCCGAGCATTCACCCCGGAGGGCGTTGAAGTCCTCGGCCGACTCGGCGTCATCGAACTTCGCAGACCAGTCCGCCAGCTCCTGCATGGCCTTGCGCTGACCCTCGGTCTTGCTGTTCAGCGTGTCCTTCATCTGCTTGATGAGGTCAGCCAGAAACATGGGCGACGACGCGAAGTGCGGGACGTGGATCGGATCCAGTCCAGCCGGGTTCTTGCCGAAACCACCGGCGTCCGGGTCGAAAGTCAGAACGCGCTGGCGGTTCTCGACGAAGATGCGGCCCATGGCGTCTGACTGCTTGTGGACCTCGTTCTTCGTGGCACCCTGAATGTCCAGGCGCTCGGTCACGTCGTCGCCATTACGCTGCTCGTCCATGTGGGCAAGCAGAACGATGTCCTTGCCGAATCCGGACAACTGCTTGAGCCACGTGCCGAACGTTGATTTCAGCGCTCCGTACCCTTGCAGAGACAATGCGCCACCGTACCCCTTGAACTTGGGGTTCTCGGCGATCAGGTGCGTCGTCAGTGCGTCCAGGGCCCGGCCGACTGTGTCGACCACGATCGTGTTGTAGGCGGAGACATCGTCTGCTGAGATGTCTGCAACATCCGCCCAGCGCTCGACCTGGACGGTGTCCTTTCGGAATGCGGACCGGTAAGCGCCGTGGTCAAAATCCAGCAGCAGGGGATTGTCCGCCGTGAATGCTGTCGACGTCTTCCCAAGACCGGGCGCTGCGTAGAGCGTGACGGTCATGCGCGTAACCTCGATCGGGTCCGCTTCCTTCGTGACTTTCAGTGCCATGCGATGACTCCAGTTGTTTGATTTCCCACGGATCGCCCGGGCATCCGCACCCGGGCTCACAGCGATGGCCGAACTCTTCGCGGATGTCGGCCTCCGTCATTCGTTGCGGCCAATCGCTGGCCTGATTGCGTAGTTGGTCGCGGGTCACAGGACCACCACCAGAAACGTGACGATCAGCCCCGCGCAGAGGTAAATGCGGGCCAGCGTGCGAAGGACTCCGCCGTTGTAAGTCGCCTGCGGATAGATGCGACGACGCTGGGGGACGCGGTCACGCATCACCAGATAGGGCGGCCGCCTGCCGGGAACACGCCGGGGGGAGCGGCATGCAGGTGCGGGGGAGCAAGGGGGCCCGGCAGGGACCGCGTTCGGTGTGGAGGCAGCAGCCATTACGCCGACCTCCGGAATTGGTTCTGCCTCATCGGCCGGGCTTCGGCGTCGATGCTGTGCGTATCGATGAAGTCCTCGACATGACCGACGACCAGACCGCCGAGTTGCGCGTAATCGACCGTCTTGGCCGTGCCGTCCAGCGATCGGATGCACATCCTGCGTACCCGATCGATCAGGACCGGATCCGCCAGAGCGTCTTTGATCGTGTCCGCCGCGGCGGGGCTGCGGAGCGCAAGCCCTCGGAGGGTGTGCAGCGTGTCCGTATTCACGGCGCCACCTCCATGCCAGCGGCCTCGACAGCACGACGCAGCCGAATGCAGCGGTCGTGGCACAACGGCCGGGTGCGTCGCAGGTAGTGGGTCAGGGCCGGGCGCGGGACACCGGCGCGGCGGGCGAACTCGCCCTGCGACCAGCCCAGCCTGCGGCGAAAGACAGCCGCCTCGGTGTCGGTCAGACCCCGTACAGCCGCGGGGGTGTAGCCGTGTGCCGTCGTCATCACACCAACTCCGCGCGCCGATCCAGTGCGCGGTCCCGTGCCTGCTCGTGCTGCCAGTCGCCGTAGTCGGCGGCAGCGTCTTCGTGGGCGTCGGTGATCATCGCGTCGATCCGCTCGTCCTCGGCAATCTGCTCGGCCTTGGCAAGCACATCACCGGCGTCCATCGCCTCACAGGCCTCGGCCGTGATCAGCCGATTGACCTCTTCCAACCGGGCCCTGATGGCTTCCAGGGTCATGTAACGGTTTTCTCTCAGCGCCGTCTCCAGGACGGTGCGGACCTCGGGAGCGGTCAGGCACTCGTTGTAGAACTCGGCGTCGTTTGTCAGCCGGTCCTCGGCCAACGACTCACGCGCCAGCTGCAGTTGTGATGCGGAAGGCATCAGGCGGCGCTCTTGACCGGCTCTGCGGCCTTCAGGGCGTCAGACAAGTCCATCGCCGCCTGGAATTCACGTGTCCAAAAACCGCGCTCGCGAGTCCTGTGATAGCCCAGTACCTCAGCGAGCAGCATCAGCACGGTGAACTCTTCTTCCACGCGAAACAGGCTCACGCTCCAGAAGCCCAGGCCATCCGGTGACGGCATGCCACGCATCGAGCAGTGGGCTTCCAGCAGCGGGCTGGTCAAGTAGCGGCGGCGGCGGACGGTGATCTGGACGATCCGATCGAACGACTCGGCATCGAACACCACCAACGTCGCCACCGTGCTCGGGCTATCCGGCGTCGGTGTGATCGTGATCTTGTGCTTGCGTGGCTGCATCTTGGTGTCCTCGTTGGAGACGACACCAAAGTACGGTAACCCGTACTTCCAATCAAGCGGGATGCCGTACGCTCCGATAAACGGTATCCCGTAGGTGGGTAGCAGTCTCCTTGTTTGCGACCGGTCTCATTGCCTTAGATGTCCGGATTTGCGAGGCTTTTCCGTACTACTGGGGCAGGAACGTATTCGGAGGTTGGCGATGAGCCATCAATGCGCGCTATGTGGGAAGCGATCGATCGGTTCTGCGTCCAAGTGCCTGCACTGTGGGGCGCCGTTTGAGAGCGAGCGAAGTCGTGTTGTCGCTGCGCTGCTCGCGATTCTTCTGGGCGGTATCGGTGCCCACAAGTTCTATACCGGGCGAGTGCTGTTCGGCCTGCTGTATCTCGTCTTCTGTTGGACGTTTGTTCCGGCGGTGCTCGGCGTGATTGAGGGCCTGATCTATCTCACGATGAGCGATGCGAAGTTCGCGGCGAGATTCGGGTGATCGCCGTGTCGGTTTGGGCGGCTTGGCGCCGCCTAGGTGTGATTGCAGTACTGATTGTTGCAGTCACCGCGCTCACCGGCTGCGAAGAAACCTGCGCCTACCATGAGTCTTGTGTCGGTCTGGAAGCCGGGGGCGGGAGTTCTGGTGGCGGGGTAGCGAGTTCAACCGGTGTCGGTGGCTACTATGAAGGCGTGATAGATGGGGTTGCCGCCAAAGGCGTTGGTGACGACACCACGATGCATCTCTTCGCATCGCAGGTCGCACATGAAATCTTCATGCAGGGGGCGAATCCCTTCACCAACGCATCAGGGTTTGCGTTACCAGAAGAAGGGACCACACTCTCGGATGGATCGAGCCTTGATGCCGGTGACGCCACAGGTTCCCAGGGGATCAATCAATCGTTTCAGGGCGAAATCGTTTACAACGATATTGGGCCGGTCAATTTCGCGTTGACCAAACGGAGCGTGTCGGACACCGACACCAACGATCGAGTCGCCGGGCAGTGGAGCGGTTCGACATCCCATGGCCTGGTTCTTGACTTTCTTGTCACCGAAGACGAGTTCGGGACACGGGATGTCACCGGCAGCGATAACACGGGTTGCCTCTATGATGAAGATTCGACACTCGTCGAGTTGGACACGAACGTGTACAGCCTGATCGTTGCGTTTGAGTGCGGAGACGGGACAACAGGGAACGTGGTGAGCTACGCGACCATTCTTACCGGTGCGAGCGAAGGCGGGGACAGGATGTACTTGATCTCGACGGGATCAAATGCAGTTTACGAAGCGACATTGTCGCGGCAATAGTTCGGAACGTCCCCGGGTGAGTTGACACCGAAGGCACGGAGCCTGCTACTGTGGCAATCCTCAGTACGTGGGCCTGTAGATGGCTCATCCGCTGCGAGAGAATGCCGAAATGCCTTTCCTTCAACCCGACGATAGCCGCTCCACGCGCCGATGAACGCGGTGTTCCAACGGTTCGCGAACCCGCATATCAACCCGGCGTCGGACATCCAATCCGGCCTGCTCATCGGGCTGTTACAGGGTCACTATTTTCCGCAGGTATTACCTGCGATGTTCTGGATCATTGGCTTGTCCGTGATTGTGGCCTTAGCCGATGATCAACTTGGCAGCCGCAGCGGCTGCGGCAAGAATCAAGCCGACACCGATGCGATTCAGCGAGGTATCGAGAATTCCAGTTACAGTTTTCGCAAGGTATTGGCGTGCTCTGCGACGAAGTTTGGGTTGATGCTCGCCGGGGCGTTTCTCGGGATGTTCGGCATCTACAGATTCATGTGAATCAACCCGATTATTGGCGTGCTGCTCAGCAAGCACCAGCCTCCCGGCCGCATTCGGTCCTGTCCAGGCGACTTGAATCACTGCACCGAAATTCGCTTTTCGACGCGAAGTCGAGAGCAGAGAATCGGTGAGGCCACGATCGCTGAGTCGCTGGACAGTCGGGTAGTCCGTCTCACCGCTGGGGCCGTCGCGGAGAACCCGGAGTTCATCAGGGCTGAGGTTCATCGGTTGTTCATCGAGCCAGCCACGAGTCATCGATGCTGTCTGTATCATCAGTGCTCGATGCGTCACCTTCGTTGGAGTCAATCATGCTGAGCAAAGCCGAATTGCGGGAAGTCGATATCTCGACCCAGTTGGTCGAGTTCGTGCTGCCAGAGGTCGAAAAACGGCTGATGTACGCTGATTGCACGCAGACCAGGCTGGAACAGCGGGCGACCTCATTTCTGCGGATCGTTCTGAGCGTGCTGCTGGCGATACTCGCAGCGGTGGTGGCACTCCATGGTGTCCGCCCGGCATTTCTGAGCCCATGGCTGCTGGCTGCTGCTGTGGTGCCGCTGCTGGTGTCATCCACGTCACTCACCGCCGCGATCTGGGACAAGACCCGAGGCGCTCCGGGTACCGATGCCCAGTGGTGGTTGCAGCCAGGCATCATCAACACAGACGCCGATGGGCTGACCTACATGAAGGCGTGTCTGGTGCATGATCTGGAGCAGCGAGTGCAAACCGCGTTTCGGAGCAATTACAGGACGGTTGTGCTGTTGCGGCTCGGGATCAGCGCTTTGGTTTTCGCTCCAGCCGCGGTGGTGGCGGTCCTAATGGCCGGTTATTAGGCTGCCCATTGCGATCGGGCGGTGGGACAGGTGGCCTGTTCGACTTATCACTCATACGCGATGCCTCGATGGGTGGGGTGCTCAATTGAAATCACAGCCTCCTAGCGTTCCAGGCCAGCACGACTCGCGCGTGAATCGTCAGGGATGACACGTTGTCCTCGGATATATCCCACGGATCGTTTTCATCCCTGTTGTGGGAAATCACACGGATTCGATCCGGCAGCAGTTGCAATCCTTTGATGTAGAAGCGTCCTTCAAACGTAAAAGCGTAGACCGCGCCGTCTTCGACGACGGTGTTCACACCAGTATCGACGAGCAGCGGGTCACCGTCGGCGAACGTACCCATCATCGATCGACCGCTTCCCGTGATGATTTGTAAGTTCTCGGGTGCCGTGAACGTACATTGCCTTCTCAGGTCAGCTACGTTGACTGACACCATCTTGACGACATCAATATGGTCAGGTGGGTACGTTCCGTCGCCCATAGATCCCGCGACTTCAAGCTCCGGGATTTCTATCTCACCAGCGGGTCTGGTAGCCGGCGGACTGCCTTCAATCTCGTCAAGCATTGAACCCTTACCAACTTCCAGCCACATCCCGTTCACCCGGGTGACGTGGGCAATGGAAGCTGTACGCGACGAACTCTCCTGATCACCGCGCTCGATGTCGTAGAGGGTGGTTTTGCCTAATCCAACTTTGCGCGCGAGTTCTGTAACAGAGAGTTTCGCGTGCAGCCGCGCGGCTTTGACTCGGTCTCCATACGTCATTCCGTAACTTTGTCCGACATGCGGTACGGGATGTCCTTGCAATGACGGTACGGCATCCCGTACATTCTGCGGCATGGATGAGTACTGGTCAGGCCGTGTGGCGGCAATCAAGGCTTCAGGCATGTCGTTGCCGGAGATCGCAGCGAGGTGCGGGATTCCCTATACGACGCTCGTCGACATCGCAAACGGTCGTACTAAAGAGCCGCGCGGGCTGGCAGCAGTAAAGCTCCACGATCTGGCAGCGAGCGTGGAGCATGCAAACGGTAATCCTGACGTGGAGCCAGCTGCCTGATGCCCCCTCAGCCCGCATTTTCGGCCTCGCGGCGTTCGGTGCATGCGGTAGACCGCCGTGTCGACACGCTGGAGGCTGTTGTCGGCGAGCTACTGACGGCATTGCGGGATCAGCATCCCGAGCTGGATGTCAGCCAGGTGCTGAGCATTGTCAATACCGCGCCGATGACCAGCCAAGCGAGGTTGATGGCGGAGCCGATCAATCGGGATGTCCATCGGTTCTTCTCGATGAATGCCGACCACGACAGTAGTGATTCGACGCCACCGGGCGTGATGACGGGATCGTCCGGCCTTCCCACTGACGCTGATGACGACAATGAGACGTCTGCGGATTCCACCAGTGCGAACAGGGCGCGGCGCTCGTCTGCCTGGAGTCGCCTGCTGTCGCGGATCTCGCGCCGGCTGACGCGTTCCAGCAGGTCGATGTACATCCCGAGCTGGTTGTGGCGTGGCTTCATCTTTCTCCCCTTGGGCGTGGTGTTCGCCTTGATTCTGCAGTGGGTGAATCAATGAAGTTCGACAACCCTCGTTCTCCCCAGCGTGAGGCCAGGGTCGGCCTTGTCGTGATGCCTCCTGGTTCTCTGCTGATTTTCCCCATCTTCCGGAGGTTGCCCGATGCCTGACCGCAGTGGTACGTCTGGTGTCGGACGGACCCATGTCACGCGGGTCGATGTCCTGATCTTTCACCTCCAACGGGCCACGGCGGAGACCCGGTACTCGCTGGATGACTTCGCCACCGCATTTGCGGCGGCCTATCAGCGGTTGGTGCCGGAACACGCCCGGTCCTTGGATCTGGCCCCGCCAGAGGAAAAGGGGAGTTACGCCGACTACGCGAAGGCGGTCGGTCGGCTCCGGAAGCGGGTGCAGCGCTACATTGATGGCGGCCTGCATCTGCCGACTGAACTCGAAGAGGCCTGGGTCGAGGCTCTACCGGATGACTACGCCTCGGCGTGCCGAGCGACGCTGGCGCGGCGCTACGGATTCCTCGCTGCAGTGGCTCCGGATGTCGCGGCCTGCACCGACGGTGAGGCCGTGGGACGGGTCATGACCCAGACCGGGCACGTCCTCAGCGGCCTGTCCGCAGCACTCGCCGACGGCTGTATCGACGCCGCTGATCTGCAGCGCGACCCCCATCTGATGGACCGAATCCGTGATGCGCAGGCCGCGCTCGAAAGCGTGGCGGCGCGGGTCGCGGCGGTGCGATCTGAGTCGGTGGTGGTCGATCGCGCGGAGCGATTCCAATGACCGATGTCACGGAACATCAGTTACGCGAACTCGCCAGGCGCTGGGCACACACCGCCCGCTGCAAGTTCAAATCCGCTGAGGAACAGCCGCCTGAAGAAGAGTTCGGGAAGCGGTTCATCGAGCACGGAGCGATGTGCTACTACAACTGCTATCAGGAGCTAGAACAGCTTCTCGATACCGGTGAGCTTGGCCCGAGCCGCGTCCCGAAGGATTTCGGCGAGGATGGAGAACGTCCATGAGGCGCCGGGTCTGATGATGACATCCGTGACCTTGCGCCAGGTGGATTCGTCTCTGACGGAATCCGCAAACTCCTGTCCAGCCCAGGTCAGCCGGAAGATGACGGCGGCGCGGGCGGTTCGCTTCGGCCCTCCCGCAATCGACGGCGAAGGTGTTTTGCTGCGGGCTCCACAGCACGACGTACTCATCCTCATTCACGGAGTAGTTCCTATGCAGAAGGCAACCGCAATCGTACTCGACGAAGGGGATGTGACTGACGCCGATCGTCCGACGTTGTCGGTGAAGGATCATGCCCTGGATGCGTACCTGACGGCGGACGTGGTCGTGTTCCGAGGTCAGCTGATCAAGTTTCGATACGACACGATCAGGCGAGAAGGGCAGGGAGCTCACGCCTGATGGCGTGCGAAACACAGTTCCGACGGGCTGTTCACTTCCATGTCGAAGTCAGCGTCGGCGAAAACCAAGAAATCACGATCAGCAACGGCAACGCGTCCGTTACGTTTCCGTACCCGATGCGCAATGTCCTCGCTCAACTGCTGACCGAAGCAACGCAGGCGGCAGAAGCGCAGAGGGCGATCTACGGGCCTACGCTTGAGGTCGACGAGCAGGTACATGGCTGATGTTCAGACAGGTAACGGATATCTCACGATCGCGACGGAGCTATTCGACGCCATCACGCGGTTTCCATTCTCAAAACGTCAGTACAAGGTCATTCTCGCTGTGATTCGTCAAACATACGGATTTCAGAAAACTACTGATGACATCACTGTCACTCGGCTGGCTGCAATAAGCGGGCTGACTCGACCACATGCATCGGCGACTTTGGATGAGCTCGTAGCCCTCAACGCCGTCCTGAAACGGGACGGTAAGTATGGGTACATCGTTGGTATACAAAAGGATTACGAGAAGTGGGGGGCGTCCCAAAACAGGACACCCGTCCCAAAACAGGACGGGGGGCGTCCTGAAACGGGACGCGATACCGTCCCGAAACGGGACACACAAAAGATAACCCAACAAAAGATAACCCCAATAACCCCCCTATATCCCCCCGAGAGCAAGCAAGCAGAAGACACCAACTGCGGTGTGAAGCGGTTTCTTGAGCTTTGCAAAACCGCTGGCGAGAAGCCCATCCCGGAAGACGACGCAGTGTTCGAGCTGGCGGCGAAGGGGAAGGTCCCTCGCGAGTTCTTGCTGCTGGCCTGGTACGAGTTCGTCGAACGGATGGAGCAGCGGGGCAAGCGGTACAAGGGACGTCGCGGTTGGCGGCAGGCCTTCCGGAACTGCATCCGCGAAGACTGGTTTGGCTTCTGGGATATCAGCCGGGACGACACGATCTACCTGACCGCCAAGGGGCGAAAGGCTCAGGTTGTGCACGCCGACAGGCTTCTGCAAGCGGGCATCGAGGTTGTGAGGGAACACACACTGGAGGCCGCCCATGGCTGACGGTCACGACTACCGCATGCCGCCGTACGACGAAGGCGCAGAGCAAGCCGTGATCGGCGGCCTGATGCGCGAGGATGCAGCCTGGGACCGGGTCGGCGATCTGGTGACGGAGCAGGATTTCTATCGGCAAGACCATCGTCTGATCTGGGCTGCGGTCCAGCACCTGGCCGGCAAGAATCTTCCCCGCGACATCGTCACGGTCAGCGAGCGGCTTAACGCGACCGGGCAGCTTGAGGATGCGGGCGGTCTGGCCTACTTGGGCACGCTCGCGAACGATGCGGGGTCGGCGGCGAATATACGGGCCTACGCCGACATCGTACGCAGCTACGCCGTCCGGCGCCGACTGATCGTAGTCGGGCTGTCGATCACCGATCTCGGCTACAGCTCCGAGGGCATGGACCTCGTCCAGCTGGTGGATCAGGCAGAGGTCGCGGTGTCCGAGGTTGCCAGCGGCGCCAAGGCCCGAGACGAGTCGGGGCCGCGAGCCATCGGCGGATCGATTGACGCGTGGATGAGGCATCTGGATCAGCTGAGCAGCGAAGATCGGCAGGTCACAGGCGTATCCACGACACTCGAATCGCTGGATGCGAAAACCACCGGACTCCAGCCCGGCGACCTGGTGGTGATCGGCGGTCGACCATCGATGGGCAAGACAGCGTTCGCGCTGCAGGGTGCGGCGGATGTGGCATTGCGGCCGGTCGGTAGCGATGGCCACGGCACGTCGCTGGTGTTCAGCCTCGAGATGCCGATCGAACAGTTGACCAACCGAGTCGTCTCGGGGTTCTGGGAAGTACCGGGGTTGAGCTTGCGCAAGCCGTGGACGTTGGACGACGTCGATTGGGATCGCATCGCGCAAGCCACCGAGGCTCTGGACACAGCCCCGTTGATCATCGACGACTGTGGACGCGTGACGGTGATGGAGATCAGGCGGAAGGCCAGGGCGGTGAAGCGCGCTTGTCCGGAGTCGTCGCCTCTGCGCCTGGTCACGATCGACTACCTGCAGCTGATCGAGACGCCGCGGCGCCGAGGCGACGTCAATCGCAACACAGAGATCAGCGAGATCACCCGCGAACTGAAGCACCTCGCCCGCGAACTCGGCGTCCCGATCGTCCTGCTTTCGCAGCTGAACCGAGGGCTTGAAAGCCGGCCCGACAAACGACCGCGCATGGGCGACCTGCGCGAATCCGGCGGCATTGAGCAGGATGCGGACGTGATCCTGTTCATCTACCGGGATGAGGTTTATCACCCGAGCACGCCGGATCAGGGCATCGCCGAAATCATTATTGCGAAACAGCGAAACGGGCCGCTCGGCACCGTGGAGGCTGAGTGGCAGAACGCGTTCACACGGTTCCGGGACTACGGCGGACCCGGACGCAAGACCCGCAAGAAACTCGCTGAGAGCAACCGCACCAACGACAAGCCGGGACCTTCCGGACTGGACTACTGACGGAGAATCCGATGCAGATAAAAGCCACACTCAAGCTAGAACACGTCAACCTGCGCAGCGAGCGCCACGGCGAGGAGGAGGGCGCGGATACGGGCGTCGACCTTAAGCTGACTGGCGCCTTGCTGGTGTCTCAGATGGGCCAGTTCTGGCACAACCCGGAGACCTGGAACCGGCTCCAGGGGGCATTCTGGGAAGACGAGCCGGAGGAACTGAAGGTTGTCGGCATCGGGTTCGTGCCCAACGACTCTGACTTCAAGAACTGCCGCGTCGATCTGCGGCCTGAGTTCTCGGACGACCTGGCGCTGAGCGAGTGCAGCGTGAATCAGCACAAGTTCCGACCGCTTCCCGGTGGCTTGTGCGAGGTGAAGCTGCGGGTGCAGTGCCACCCCGACCGCGAGGAGATCGCCGAATTGGCGGGCATGCTCAAGCGCGAGTTCACGGTCGAAATCTGGTCGCCCCAGATGGACCTGCTCGACGCCGCCTGATGGAGTCAATAACCGTCACCGTAGTCGGCGTGCCGGTCGCGAAGGCACGCCACCGTATGGCCAACGGGATCGCCTACACGCCGAAGAAAACGGCGAACTGGGAGGCCTTCGCCCGGATGTGCGCGACCGCGACAATGCAAGGGCGATGCTCGTTGGACGCGCCCTGCGAGCTATCCGTGTTGGCGATCTTCCCAGTGCCCAAGTCCTGGCCTGAATGGAAGCGAGACGCGGCCCTGGCCGGCGAGATCCGACACACCACAAAACCGGATCTGGACAACATCCTCAAGGCTGCGAAAGACGCCCTGAACGGGGTTGTCTATGCCGATGACGCGCAGGTCACGCAGACCAGCATGCGCAAGCAATACGGGACATCTCCGCGGGTTGTGATCGAGGTCTACCCGGTGACTGACTGCATGCCATGCCAGATCAAACGACGGCCGTCACAGCAGGAACAGGTGGTGTTGGTTTGATGACTGCGACAATGCGACGGCAGGCCCCCGCGGACATGTACAGGAAGGCTGACGACTGGCTGTCTGATTGGGCCGAACTGGGGCCCAGCATCGTGGGCGTCGACCTGCTGTCGGGCTCGACGACGGTCGAATACCGCCTGATGAAGTGGGGGGCAGTCCGGGGCGGTGGCACGCCCGAGCTGACCGCGCTGGAGCTGAACGCGGCGTTCCACCAACGCAAGCGCTGGAAGGTGTTGCTCACCCACGAGATCGTGTCACAGATGCCCCAGGCATGGCGCGATGTCATCCGGTGGTACTACATCGACAACGAGCACAGTTACAGCGCCATCGCCCGGATCCTCCGCCTCGATCGGCGAGACGTGGCCTGTCGCCACCGGGACTTGCTCGAGCTGACAGAGCTGATGATCGGCTCCGCGGAAGCGGTCAGAGCGGTGGCGACGTGATGGAGTGATGATGATGACTGCAAGACGCCCCAAAGGAATCACCACCGACCAAACCCTTGCGGAGGAGGTCGCAAGCGCTGGCGCTAACGCGCACGACCGAATCCTTGAATTGAGGGCAGAGGTCGACCGACTGCGTGAATTAGCGACCGACGTTATTGAGGCATGGCTGGCAGACGATGGACAGTCAGATTATTTAGCCGATGCACTGACCGAGCTGAAAGGCGCGCTTCCGCCCAACGCTGGAGTTCAGGCGCATGAGTGAAGCGCAGCGAAACGAATGTCGCCTGCAACGACCTGTTAGCCGCCGCCCCCGCGTGGTCTGCCAGTTTTCC